ATTTAGTTAATGGATATATAACTCACAATAAAGGTGGAAATTCACACACCGATGAAACTGGACCAAGTGCACCAACCTTTGTTTCTGGATGGACGAATGGTACACTTTCTCTTGCATGGAGTGGTGATGGTCAAAACGGTTCTGATTCATATGATGTACAAATCGATGACAATTCAGATTTTAGTTCACCACTTATAGATGAAACACAATGGTCAGAAAACTTTATGGTAACAACTACCGATGGTGGAGCTTTCGATATTGGAACTGGTACAAGATATGCAAGAATAAGAGAATATGGTACAAATGGATTATTAAGTGATTATAGTTCAACGTTAACATTTACTGTATCATAAAAATATCGTTTTGAAAAAAACTATATATTTATATATATAAACAAAAAGTTAACTAAAATATATCAAAATGGCGGAAGCAATTAAGTTTACAGAAGAAGAAGTTTCACAATTAAATCAATTAAGACAAGATGTAGCTGAAACTTTTACAAAACTTGGACAACTTCAAATCGAAAAGAAGAGAAGAATCGAAGAAGTTACTAAAGTTGAAGATGAATTATTACAAAAACATTCAAATTTGGTTCAACAAGAACAAGAGATTTTCAAAGGTTTAAATGATAAATATGGTGATGGAAATTACGACCCTACATCAAATACATTTATACCAAGCGAAACTAAAGAAGAAAAATCTATATCTAAAGAAAGTAAAAAATAATCTTTAGGAAAAGATGTTAATACTTATATAAGAGTATTATTATACAAAAAACATAACAAGGAGTAATAAAAAATGGCAGAAAAAATTGTATCACCTGGGGTATTTACGAGAGAAAACGACCTTTCTTTCTTATCACAAGGGATTGGTGAAATAGGAGCAGCAATAATTGGACCTTTCCATAAAGGACCTGCTTTTGTACCAACCGTTGTTAATACACAATCGGAATTTGAAGAAATATTCGGTACACCTGATGGTTCTTACTATACAGGATATACCGTACAAAACTACCTTAGAGAAGCAGGAACAGTAACTATTGTTCGTGTTGGTCATCAAGGTGGATATTCACAAGCTAAACCAATAGGAATTGAAATAAGTGGTTCATCATCAGAAGGTGGAAGAAAATTAATCGGTGTTTTAAACGCAACACACAAGTGTTCTTTAACCGTTGGATTTCCTTCATGTTCTATTGATTCTACTGCAGGAGAATCCGTATTCAGTATTAGTGGTTCTAATATAGCAGCAGTATCAGCATCTGTACTACCAAGTGCAGGAAATGATATATCAGACGTATTTGGAAGTAACCCAAGAGGTTCTAAAAAAGCGTATGGAGCTCATTATTTTGAAAAAGCTGCAACTGATTTTACTGATTGGTTTCAAAGTGGTTCTCAAGTATTACACAGAGAATTAGCTACACAAGATTTTACACAAGATATTCAACATGCTTCTACTCCTTATATACAATCACAATTGATTTCAGGAGAAAGACATGATTTATTTAGATTCCATACTTTAGGTGATGGTTCTAATTATAATAAAGAATACAAAATTGGTATCTTTAATGTAAAAGCTGCTGGTGCATCAAATGCAACTGATTATGCAACTTTTTCAATTTCAATTAGAAAATATAGTGATACTAATAAAAGAACTAATGTACTTGAAACGTTTAGTAATGTAAACTTAGACCCTGCATCACCAAATTATATCAAGAAAAGAATTGGTGATAGAAATGTAACTATTGATGCTAATGGAAAACAATCTGAAAATGGTGATTATCCAAACTACTCGAAATTTGTTAGAGTAGAGTGTTCAGAAGAAGGTTCATTCCCAATTACTGCAGCACCATTTGGACATGGAGCATATACAAATCCAATATATCATGGAACGGATGAATCATTAATTCCATCGGTAATATTTTCAACAGGTTCGGAAAATAACAATTCTTCCAAATCAGCTGAGTATAGTGGTATTGATTTAGAAACTGCAGTTGTTAAAATTGACAACAGTAATTACTTATCTCCAATACCTGCTTCGGCAACAGTTGGTGGAAATACTGCTTTCTCATTCGATGCAGCATTTACTGCAATCGTAACTGGTTCTGTTGGAACTAAAAACTTTGCATATACATTATCAACATCTGATACTCCTGCAATTATTAACAAAAGACAGTTTATCGTAGGATTCCAAAGTGGATTCGATGGTATATCACCAACAATCAAATCAGCTAAATATGGTGATTCTGATTGGGGTGCTGGAAACTCACAAGGATTTGATTTATCAACTTCAACCGCTAATGGTTCAGTTGCGTATGTAAAAGCAATAAACTCAGTATCTAATCCAGATGATTTCGATATTAACTTAGTATCTGCACCAGGTGTAGTTAGAAGATTACATTCTTATGTATTTGATAAAGTAGTTGATATGGTAGAAGCAAGAGAAGATGCATTCTTTATTGGTGATGCTAATGACGGTGGAGATACTATCGCTGAAGCAATTACACAAGGTGAAGCGGTTGATTCTAACTATGTAGGTACATACTACCCATGGGTTAAAACAATCGACAGAAACACTAATAAATTAACTGCAGTTCCACCATCAGTATTGATGCCAGGAATATATGCAGCAAATGATGCTATCGCAGCAGAATGGTTTGCACCTGCAGGTTTAAACAGAGGTGGTATCGTAGGAGCTGTTTCTGTATTAAATAGATTGACACATGCTGAAAGAGATTCTTTATATGAAGGTAAAATTAATCCAATCGCTCAATTCCCAGGAGAGGGTATTGTTGCTTTCGGACAAAAAACTTTACAAGATAAAGCATCAGCACTTGATAGAATTAACGTAAGAAGATTAATGATTAAAGTTAAGAAGTATATCGCTTCAACTTCAAGATACTTAGTATTCGAACAAAATACTTCACAAACAAGAAGTAGATTCTTAAATACTGTGAATCCTTATTTAGAAGGAATACAACAAAGACAAGGATTGTATGCTTTTAGAGTAGTGATGGACGAAAGTAATAACACACCAGATGTTATCGACAGAAATATATTGGCTGGACAGATTTTCTTACAACCAACAAAAACTGCTGAATTTATCGTGTTAGACTTTAACATATTACCGACTGGAGCATCATTCTCGGCATAATTAATTAAAAATAAAAAAGAACTATATTTATAGTAGAATATAATTAGGAGAAAACAAAATGGCAGAAGTATTAGAATTTAACGATATGTTTTATACCAACTTCGAACCGAAGATGAAGAATAGATTCATCATGGAAATCGATGGTATCCCTTCATATCTTATAAAAACAGCAAACAGACCTTCAATTCAATTTGAAACTGTTACACTAGACCACATTAACGTTAAAAGAAAACTTAAAGGAAAAGGTGAATGGCAAGATATAGAGATTACTCTATATGACCCAATCGTTCCTTCAGGTGCTCAAGCAGTAATGGAATGGGTGAGAACATCTCACGAATCTATTACAGGTAGAGATGGATATGCAGATTTCTATAAGAAAGATATCCAATGTTACCTATTAGGACCAGTTGGTGATAAAATTGAACAATGGACTATGAAAGGTGCATTTATCAATAATGCAGTGTTTAATGATTTAGATTGGTCAAACGCGACTGATCCTGTTGAAATTACTTTAACACTATCTTATGATTATGCAATATTAGAATATTAATACTCCCAAAATATATTTTTATAAAGAAAAAAGTTCTCTTAGTGAGAACTTTTTTTGTGTCTTTATTTTTCTAATTTTTTAAAAGTTATATATTTATATACAAACAAATAAATTAAATGTTATGGCAAATTATGAATTTCCAACTGAAATTATAGACCTTCCATCAAAAGGTAAGGTTTACTCACCAGAAAACCCATTATCAAAGGGTACGGTGGAGATTAAGTATATGACTGCTCGTGAAGAGGATATACTTGCTTCCCAAAATTTGATAAGGAAGGGGGTGGTTCTTGATAAGTTATTCGAATCTGTTGTGGTCGAAGAAGGATTGAATATAGATGATATATTCGTTGGTGATAAAAACGCA